GTGAAACCTGAAATGGCATTGTGATCTCCTTTATGATAAGAACGTTTTCAATTCTTTTCTTACTTGTTTATTTATCAAACGGTAGAATTATAGGAGGAGATCTCTCTCAAAGCTGTTTGAGTCGATGACCCTGTAGCCGTTCTCTTCTTGATACTCGTCTCTGCCGTCCTCGATCATCCCGAACGGAGTCAACTGTTCCTCTATAAATCTCTCATTGTCTAGGGCAATGTGCCTCCTGTAGTCCATGTTAGTCAAGTCCCTGAAGTACTGCTGGTTAGCCAGCCACGAGAACAGGACCAGACACATGACTAGGTCGTCGTGCTTTCCCTCTTCAGACTGGAAAGACGAGTTAACTGATATGAACGAGGCCAGCTCCTGTATGATGTCGTAGTCTCTGATCATGAGCTTGTCGTTCTCGATCAGAGACTTGAGGTTAGAGCAACCTATCTTCTTTACTACCGCGGTCGTCTTTACTCCGAGCCTGGTCTTCTTGCCTCCCTCAGAGTTGGCCCTGACTCCGACCTTAGGATTGGGTTGAGTCATCACCACGTTCTCGTACTCGAACTCCATGTAGAGCATGTCAACGATCTGCTGGCCGTTGTCGTTGACCTCCACCAGGACGTAAGCGTCGTTGTAGTACCGACACGTATTTATGATCAAAGACGGAAACAGGACCGGCTCCATCATGTTGTCCCTGAACTTAGCTACCACCTTGTACGGAAACTCGGTCACGTCGACGATCACGAAGGCCGAGTAGTCCAAGCCGACGCCTCGACTGGTGTCAACCGAGCAGACGTACGTGTGGTCTTTCTGTACTCTCTCGTAGACGTCGAGCCCGTTCTTGGACTCGATCGGTGGGTAGAATACCATCTTAGAGAGATAAGAGCCAGATATGAGGGTGTTGGTCGACCCTAGGAACTCGCACTCGAACTCCTGCTTGAACTGCTGCTCGCTGGTGTTGCGAATCATCTCGTCTCGCCAGGCCTCGTCGCGACCCGGCACGTCTGACCAGTGAACGTCCACCCTGACGTAGGTGTTCCTGTCGTGCTCTGAGTCTACCCACAGCTTGTGGAACAGGTCCATCCCGTTCGGGGTCGAGGTGATGACGACCTTGGTGGTCTGACCTGACGAGATAGTCGGGAAGGTCGAGGCGAAGAACTGGTCCTGAATGTTCCTAGGAACGAACGCGAACTCGTCGAGATACACCATGTTGTACGACTGTCCGCGGATCGCGCTAGAGGAGGTGGAGGAGGCCATGATCTTCGAGCCGTTCTCGAGGACTATGTTACCCTTGTTCCACTCGACGATTCCCTGCTGCAGCCACTTCGGAAGCCACTCGTAGGCCAGCTGGACGCGACCGAGGATCTCTCGAGACTGCTTCTCCTTGTTGGCCAGCACCGCGATGCTGTAGTTCTCGTTGAAAAGGACGTACCACAGGAGGAGACCGACCACTCCGGTAGTCTTACCGACCTGACGCGGCATCTTGCAGATGGTGAACCTGTTCCCCACTATCTGCTTGAACATCGTCTTCTGATACTCGTACGGCTGGAAAGGTATCAGGCCGCGGTCGACGTTGACGATCTTGACGTAGTTCTCACAGAAGTATACAGGATCTTGGGAGCACTTGATGAACTCCTCGATCTGTTGCTTCGAGAAGTCGATGTTGACGTTCGACCTCTTGAGGTTGTGGTTACCTAGGTAGGAGTCACTCATTGGCCTTTGCCTTGAGCATCTTGAGAAGCTCGGTGGAGTTACCTACGAATAGGTTGTTGTTGACCGTGGAGGGTCCGTCGGACTGCTTCTCGTCCTTCAGCTTCTTCTTCTGAGCCGCTAGCTCGAGGAGCTTCTTGTTGGCGTCGGTTATCTGTCCGATGAGGGTCGACACGACCTCGTAGGCCCTAGGCGACTCGCTCTGCTGGGCGATGTCGATTATGTCTTCTAGCGCAGATGCCCCGCGGTGTATGACGTCCCTAAGGTTCTTCCTGGCGAAGTCGTAGTCGTCATCTACAGTGTCGATCTCGACCTTCTCTTCCGCAGGCATGGGAGTCATGTTGAGCGAGTTAGCAATTACGTCACGCGACATTCGGTTCCTCCGTCGTCACAATGTAGTCATAGTCATCAGACTCGTCTATCAGGAGAGGATCGATGCTGTCTGCTAGTATGGTGGTGGGATCCCCGTTGGCGGTTAGACCCGGCTGAGTAGTAACCTTCTGACTGTACTGAGTAGGTGGATCGTTCTGAATGTCAGCCTGAATGTTCGCGTCGGTGTAGACCGGCACCTGAGCTATCTTAATCACCTTCTCCCTTGTAACCGGACCGAAGTAGGTAGCCTTCATCGTGAAGTCAAGGACGTAGGTCAGGCTTCTCCTCGACAGGAAGTCGGAGTCGTAGGTGTCGTCGAGGGACACAGAGTTTAGGATGACCGGGACGTCAAGCTTCAGGTCTGGAAAGTCGTCTAGAAGCTTCGCGGTCACGCTGAACTCTGGCCTGAAGTACGGGAGGATCTGCTCGATGATCTTGGCGCCGTCCTCGTTTGACTTGACCATCACCGAAAGCTGAAAGCTTATGTCGTACGGAGACGGGTTTAGTATGTTCGAGTACTGAGTCTCGTCGTCGGCGTACGTCTTGGACTTGAACTTTCCAGCCCTAGACAGCGCCCTGTTCGGAGCGTAGTTGATGCCGGTGATCTCAAACCCCATCCTAGGCAGCCTGATAGAGATAGGTCTGTCGATCCTCGGGTCCTCGGTCACGCGAGCAAGGAACTTCTCTCTAGGGCCGTAGGCTATCGGCACCTTCATCTTCTGAGTGTTGCCGCCCGTGGCCGACTCTTTTCTGTATATGTAGATGTCGTTGAACAGAGTGCCGAAGAGAATGACGTACTTTCTCGTGAGCCCGTGGTAGAAGTCATGACCAAGCATTAGTAGAGTCCTCCCTCACTGAACGGGTCTCTCTCGGTAAAGTCAAGGATGTTGTCTGACTCTGACTGAAACTCGTCGTTCTGAGCTCCAAGGTCTAGAGCGTCGATCGAGGTCTCCACCTCGTTGAGATCGATGAGGTCGCCGGCCTCAGTAGTAATCCTGTACAGAGCGTTCTCGGTCACGAGGTTCAGCAGTAGGTCAGTCTTGAAGGCGTTGCCTCTGTCGTCGATGTCCGGAACTCCGGTGTTGAACACCTCGTTAGAGTACTCAAACTTCTCGAGGTATAAGTCCCACATCTGGAGAGCGCCGAGCTGATAGAACACCGACTTGTCTTCTACGAACCTGACGCTGAAGAGGTCGTGAGTCATGGGCAGGTAGATGACGTCTCCTTCTCTCGGCCTGACGTAGTCAAACTGCTTTCCGATGTCCTGCTCCCACGAGCGTCTGGCCACGCTGAGAGTAAGCTCCTCGCGGATCTCGAGGCCAAACTTCGACATGAAGTCTCCCTCGCCCTCGAACCCCTGAGTGTTCTTTATGTAGGCCTCGAGCATCCCGTAGTCCTCGAGGTAGTAGTACTCAGGCTCGCGCATGACCCCGTCGACGTTGACGTTTCTTCTGGGCATGTAGTATATGTCGGTGCCATAGATCTTGATGCTCTCGACGATCAAGTCCTCGATGAGGCTCTGCTCCGACCAGTTGTTGTAGTTGTTGAAGAACGTCGAGGTGACCATCTTAGCCTATCATGTCTGAGACTGGAAGTGAGTAGTCTAAGAGCTCCGACTCGATCTTAGCGACGTCAGCGGCCGCGTCGTCGTAGATCTTCTCACCGTTGAAAGTGACTCCACCCGGAAGGACCATGCCGCTGAACTTAGTCAGGTTGGTTCCCCACTGCCTCTTGATCAGGGCGGCGGCGTACTTCTGAAGCCAGGTGTCCTTCCAGACGTTGGTGAACTCGGTCGGGTCTACGATCTGGTAGCACTCAGCCACGACGTACTCACCCTCCTCTACCTTCCCCCAGTCCATGTCGATGTGGAGACGGTTCCTGTGGCGGTTGTACCTGAGAGGCTGCTTTCCTACTAAGAGCTGCTCGAGGTGCTGGATGTGCTGCATGGCCATATAGTACGGAACCATGCTCGTCGAGGTCAGGGTGTAGAGGTCGTTCAGGGCTATCTGGTACCTGATGTTAAATAGGTTGTTCGTGCTCAGAGAGCTTCCGATGTCGAACAGGTTGACCACACCGATGATGTTCTCAGGAATAGTTATGTACTGGTTGCTAATATCAGTTGACGTTAGCTGGTACTTGTAGTATAATTTTTCTGTACCGTCGAAATGGTAGTCCCAGTACTTCGACAGAGCCTCGTCGATTCGGTCCTCGACCTGATCGTCGTCGACGTTGATCTCGATAACTGGATAGCCCAAGCGACGCAGGCAGTTAAGCTTGAACTCTTCTCTGTTTGTAGGAACGGCCATCTGAGCCTCTTCTATAGAGCGGATAAATAGATCTGTAGGTATTTATAAGGTGATAGATTATGACCATCCT